CGAAGTTCTTCGAGAGCAAGGTCAGGTTAGAAAGCTGAATGACCAAGAACGAGCCAACAAGATTGAAAACCTAAAAAGAATAAATCAAGTGATCACTAAAGAAGGGAAATTAGGAAAACCGCCACGTAAGTAGTGTCTTATCTTATTTTATTATGGTAATAAAGAGGTATGGCACTACATATTAGCATGGGAAGTCAATCACCGGATAGAATTGGTTGGGTTGTAGGAGACTACAAAATTATTGAAAGGTTACCAAATTATGCAAGGCCACGCGGAGATACCTTAGCCGTGTATAGGCTACAGTGCGTAAATTGCGGAGAAATCAAATCTAATACTTGGAAAGTTATAAATACAAAAACGCCAAGAAGAAAAGGTCCAAGATGTATGTGTACCCTAGGACCTGAACAAAGCGAGAGAGCCCGCAAGCAGTTTTATAAGGGAACTACAGATATTACCGGAAGCTACATATCAGGAGCAAGACACGGCGCGAAGAAAAGGAATCTTAGCTTTACCGTAACTAAGGAATATTTGCAATCTCTTTTGGAGGAACAAGGCTTCAAATGCGCTTACACAGGTGCGTGTTTGAAAAAAGACTCAGGAAATCTGAAATCACTAGATAGAATCGACTCCTCCATCGGCTATGATGAAGGTAACCTGCACTGGGTGACTTGGGAGGTCAACCGCATGAAGGGCGCTCTATCCGAATCCCAATTTTTACAACTAACCGAAACCATTACTCAATACCGGATATAACTTTGGCGTATCATATCAGCGAAAATACCAAGAAAGGTTGTCTATATCTTCTCAAGCACGACCTAGAATTCTTCTCAGAGATTGTCCCTTTACTTCGTTCCGATTTTTTCGACTTCCCCGCTTACAAGAATCTCTTCCTTGGTATCAGCAACTACTACGATAAGTATCGTAAGCTGCCATCGGATGCCACCCTTCCCGACTACATCCATAACCATGTCTCTGGTGCGTCTACTGATGGCATTGACTACGCTAGCACTATTTCGGAGGTAAACTCCTTCGATCGGTCGTGTATTGAAGACCGCGAGTTCCTGCTAGATACGGTAGAGACCTTTGCTCGTCAGCAGGCTATGGAGCAGGCTATCAGGAAGGCTGTTGGCATCCTAAACAACGATGGTGACACGGGGGAGGTTGAGGAACTTGTTCGATCTGCCCTTCTAGTAAACCGAACTGTTGACGTTGGTCAGGATTACTTTAGCGATGTATCGGCTCGTCTAACTCGCAATGCAGAGGATCGTAGTAAGGATCTTATCCCCACTGCATTCCTTACTCACAATCGTAATCTAGAGGGTGGTCTGTCCCGCAAGGAGTTAGCCTTTGTGGTTGCGCCTCCTGGCGTTGGGAAGTCTTTGTATCTTGTGAACCAAGGTGCGAATGCTATTGTGGACGGTAAGAATGTTCTTTACATTTCCCTGGAGATGAGCGAGGACAAGATCGCACACCGATTTGATTCTGTCCTAACGGACTTGAATAACCGTGATCTTAGAGAGAAGCCTCTTGTGAAGATGCGTTTGAAGGAGCGTCTTACTGAGATTGAATCCAAGACTCGTGGGCGTCTTATCATCAAGGAGTTCCCTACTGGAAACTGCAACGTAAACCAACTACGGGCTTACCTTGTCCAACTCCGTTTGCACCGAGACTTCGTGCCAGATGTTATCATTGTGGACTACCTAGAACTTCTACGGTCTAACCGCCATATTGATGCTGAGTATCAAGCTCAACAACGAATCTCAGAAGAGCTTCGAGGTCTTGGAGTAGAGAATAATGCCCTGGTTTGGACTGCAACCCAAACTAATCGTCAAGCGCGTAGAGTAAACGTGATTACTGATGCTGAACTTGGGGACTCTTATGGTAAGATTAGAACTGCTGACTGGGCAATTTCGCTCAACCAGACCCAGGAGGAGTATGATGAAGGCACTATGCGGGTGTTTGTTATGAAGGCTCGTGATTCGAAGCAGCACTACCTGATCAATGTCTCAATTGATTACTCCACGTTACAGATGAGAGAACCACATGCCGATGAGCAAATTACAAAGTCAGAACGCTGAGAGTAGTCATCCTTTCTTGAAGGATAAGAAGCATATCTACAATAAACTTATTGATAAGAATATTGTAAGTGTGAATGCGGGGTATGCTACTTTTGAGTTTGAACTCCACTCTAATCTTGTTCACGATGAAACCAAAGTGGATGGTCTGACCGAGTTTGATACCCGTAAGATAAAATTAGAAACTAGTTTGTCTAACTATGACGCTAGAGAGACTATAATTCACGAGATCTATCACTGCATGTTAGAAGCAGCAGGGTTAGACGAGAAGAACTTTGATGGTCACCGGATGTTCCTTACAAATGAGCAACTAGTGGTCTGCCTATCCAAACAGACGATGTTGATCCATCGCCTAAACCCCGGACTAATGTCGTTAATATACCATGGCTAAGATTATCAAACTTGAAGGTGACATCGAAATTACGCTGGAAATCTACAATGAAATTTGCAGTGAACTACTGAGTATCGGAAACCGAACAAATGTTTCTGATGAACTTTCGGAGATTCCTGCACAGTTCTCATACTATCATGGTATAATGATCAGGTCCAAACGACTCCTAGATAACGCGGTAGACGCCTTTGAGCAATACAAGGCTGGTGCCCGAACTGAGAAGCGTAAGGAAGGTAAGCTGACTGCTGTAGCCGGTGAGGACTTCGTAAACTCGCTAGCTTCAACATCAGTGCTAAATAAAGAGATTCAAAATCGTCAAGAAATTTATGGATACGCTAAAGGCATCTGTAGTTCCCTTGAGATGAAGAAAGACATGCTTGTCCAACTGTCCGCTAATAACAGAATGGAAACCAAGCTTTACAACTAATATTAGTATTCATAGCAACAAATAGCCCAACACAATAATTATGGCAAAAACACTAGCAGAACTCCGAGAGCAGCACCAAAAGATGATGGCATCCGATGACCGTCAAAACACGTCGTCAGGCGACAAGAAGTCCGAATGGGCATCCTTTGAGCAAGGGGATAACCTTGTTCGATTCCTTCCTGGTAAGGAAGATCCCCTTGAATTCTTTGTCGAGGGTAGCGTCCACAAGTACCAAGACGGTGAGGGTAAGTGGCGTAACTACAAGTGCCGCAAGACCGAGGGGGAGAAGTGCCCTGTCTGTGAATACTACTTTGAACTGTGGAAGCGTCACAAGGAATTGAACCTAGGCAAGGGTCCTGATGGTCGTAACATCAAGTCCGAGTTTGGTGATCTTGCCGTGAAGATCAACGCCAAGCCTCGTTACTTCGCCATTGGCGTGGTTCGTGCTCTTCAAGAGCAAGGTGAGGATCCCGTTCGCTACGTCGCGATGAGCAAGCAGCTCTTCAACCCAGTGTTTGCCGCTATGGTAAACCCGGACTTCCAAGACGAGGACGATGCGGATAACTCGACCATCATCTCCCTTGAGCGTGGTAATGATTTCAACGTGCGTCTTACCAAGAATGGTGACTACACTAACTTCAACGAATCTTCCGCGAAGTACAAGAAGTCTCGTGCTGGCACCCCGGCAGAGGTTGCTGAGTGGATGGACCACCAGTTGGATCTGAAGCCACTGGTTGAGATTGACACTTATGAGAAGGGCGTTGAGATCGTCCGTGATCTTGAGTCGGAGTTGAATCCTATTCGTACGGAAACGACTCCACCCTTTGAGCCTGATGGGCCAACTATTGAGGATATACAAGTATGATTAGTAAGAAGACCGTTACGGCATTGATGTTGGTTACATTGATGCTACCCACGACTAGCTGCACATTCTTTAAATCACTGTTTAAAGACACTATGCTAACCACAGCTGACAACGTGAAACCTGAATGTCGAAATGAAGCCATCCTGGCAGATTTCGGCACCATGTCACCTGAGACTCGTGCTAAGTTTGAAGAAGCTGGTAAGACTCCTGTGATTGTGGATAAGGATTGCGTAGTGGACCCTGCTATCGACACTGTAGATCTTACCGATCCCAGTGAAGATTGGGTAGATGCTATTCTTAGTGTAGGTCTCTCAGTGGCCTCTACGCTGGTTCCTGGTGTAGCTGCCTTTGAGACTATCGGTCTTCTTCTAAGTCGTCGTAAGCGAAAGCACTATGGCAATGCAATCAAGTGTGCTGCACCTATCAACGGTAAGATTGAATTGAAGGATGCTCTGGCTAGTATGGCGAGTGCCCTTGGTCTTGCACATAGTTCTAAGGATAGCAAGGAAGCTTTCGAGGGTAAGGCTAAGAAGGCTTAGTAACACCGCTAAGATGTTGGTGCTTTTTCAACATCGCATTTGGTTCATAAGTGTGTAGGTTATATTCATAACTCACACCAACATCTTAGCATTTTACGAAACGAGGAAGGGGATGGGATAGGGGCTTCAAGCCTCTATCCCTTTTTTTATAGAAATATGGAAGCATAAGACTATAATACCCCTATGACTGACTTTGTGGGTATGACTGATCTTGTGGGAGTTCCGACACTCAATAGAAAGCTAAGAATACTCGTGGTGTATGCTAACCATGGTGGGTGCAGTTATTACCGACAACTGTCACCAATGAAGATGATGGCT